AACAACAACAACAGCAACCTTTAGCGGCTTTTTGGAATTGAGATCAGCGCGAGGGCCACGGGGGTCTAAAAACAGCGCAGGAGTCCCGAAACGCAGCGTGATCCTGTGTAAACCGTTGTAATACTTAGATTATTATGTGCTGCTGATGTTACGTCAGCCACACAGATGACCCGACAACACACAGACATTAGGCATTGAGTGGCTCAGTTCTGAATATTGTCTGTGGTGGGCTGTTTTTGTCTTTGTAAGAAATCGGGACTTGTGAACCTAAGTAACTTAGGTTGATCTTAGTTCTAGGTATCGACAATGATTGACTGTTACAGCTACCACTTTGCCACCTTGATACCTTGTCAAAGTCTAATCACTAGATTCATATGTACACACCATGGGTTAAACCAATGTTCCTTATGGGTGGACACAAGTTGTGCGGAGGGTCTAGGGTGCTTTCGTGGCCTTTGGTGAGTGGTTCTGGCAGTGCGCAAGCACCCATTGTGAACACCGCCAGAGGTCACACTTTCGACACTTATATATATGGTCCTCTGTGGAGGCATGTGTTGCTGATGTCTATTTGTGTCGCCAAATGCACATTTATTGTTGACATATGGATTCGCGTGATTCAGTGTCATGAGACTGGCTAGAGACCTTAGATGGCAGCTGACTTCTAATCAGCAGGTTGGGGGTTCGAGATACCCCGCTTAATCATCGAAAGGTCTCTAGTGACATAATGTCACATGGGAGACAAAACGATGAATACAGGATACCAACTTCTTAAAGCTGCTAAGGCCCAAAACCTTAGTTTCCACGTTTTCTACGAGACTGATGATGCGTATGACGCGCGTGATCCTGACACGGGTTACGAACCAGCACATTCTCTGGACTCGACACTCGATCACCTTTGGAGTGAGGCACAGGCTTGTGACTCTGCCAACTTGCGATTCGCGGATGGCACTTGGGTTTACCTGATCCACGTTAATGCACCTGAAGAAACGATCAGTGACTATAGTGCTAGTGGCACCGCCAAGGCTCTGGTCGAAGGGGGTGCATCATGAGTGCCGCTGTTGCTGTGAAGGTCGAGGGGTTGAGCTTGTTCGCGCAGCCCTACGACTTGAGTGCCGCTGGTTTCCACTTCGACACAATGAAGGAATACAAAGCGAAAGCTGCAAAGCATGTGAACGTTTACGGTCAAGCTGTCGAGGAATACGAGATTGATTTGGTTGACGGTAAGGCGCTTGAGGTCGTTTTGTTTAACGCAGTAAAGCCTAATCAATCAACATTGTCTGCTTTCTTCGAGGCTGTAGAAACTTGGGACGATGATGACATTGTGAGGGCTTGTATCGTCTACGGTGACGGCCTGAATACCTGCCAGTTCGATGAGTACTGCCCCAGCGATGACGTGGCTCAGGACTTGGCGATCTATGAGAATGTGACATTTACGGAGCTTGCAGAGCAGTTCGTCGATGATGGGTTGCTGGGCGAGATCCCTGAACACCTCTCTCATTACATCGACTATGAAGCCTTCGGTCGTGATCTCTCCTATGACGGTTACACCGCGATAGATGTTGCTGGGACGCAGTACATCTACCACGCGGGTTAGGGGGCAATCATGAGCAACCTTATCACAAACATCATCGGAACCTTGATCTTAGTTGCAGCCACCATCCCGTGGCTCAACATCTGGGGACCAGAGTACACCTACTGGGGCTTGATGGTCCGTCTGGCTGGTGCGTCATGAGTACCCCCAGACCCCCATGGTCGCGCTGGGCAAAGGCGCGGCTTTTCCAAGCTGACTTTTACAACCTGAGATGGCCCGTTTGCGGCACCCGCTATGTCTGGGCTGTCGTTGGCTATAAGTGGGTCCACCTCTGCACACCTATCCAACATGACCGCTGGCGCATCTCTCGCGCCGATTGGGACGCATTACCGACATCAGAAAGGACGACATAATGGAACACACCGTTATTAAAAAGGGCACCAGACGCCTCGACGCGACGCCAACATGGGAGGGTTTAGTAAGACCCTTGATCGCACTGGTTCACGAGGGCGAGAGCTACGAGTCACGACAGATGGCAAAGGGAGAGCTTCGCCGCATGGCGAGGCTTGCCGATTGTTGGGTCGAATATCGTAAGGAGCAATTAAAAGCTGAGGAAGCAGAGCGCGAGGCTGCTGCAAAGCGTTTTGAGACCAGCCTTTATGGCGTTGACGAGCAGGAGGCAGAGCAATGAGCAGGAAAGCATGGCACATAAGCTACATCTCCGCGATGGTCGGACCCTGCACCGCTACGACAGAAGGCGGCGACATGGCATGGGGCGACGGTGATTATTCAGTGAGGTTGCTGGATATGGACAACGACGGGGAAAAGCTGCTGCTGCACATCGATCCATCAGTTCTGGTTGACGAGCTAAAAACATATCAACTCATCGGCTACGCAATCCATCACGACTTGCCGTATTCGGTGACACGATGGGACGAGTTCATATCAGATGACGAGCGCGACGCTCACCCAAGTTCGGAGGTGATGCAATGAACGCCTACGCACGGATAGCAGCAGCAGCGCAGCCAATGGAGTGGTCGATATACAGGACCGTCAGAACACTCGACTCTGCGTTTCGAGCTAATGAGGACGACATCTACAAGCCAGACTACAGGGCCAAAGTTAAAGGCTACCGCGACAAACTTAGAGGTGGCACCTACGAGCTTGTGTACGAGCGCGACGGTATCAAAGCGCGAGGTCACTTTGAGGTCGATGGGGCTGGCTTCTTTGCAGACCCGCGACACCTTGTAGGCACCATCAGCGACATGCGCGACGCGACGGGCTATTGGGGCCGCTACATCGAGGGCTTTTACAAAAACCAATATGGCGAGATCGCCGTGAACATTAGTCACTGAGGAGGTAAATGATGACCAACCAATACACTTTCGCTCAATATGCTGAGTCTCACCACGACATTATCTTTCGTAAGAGCGGTGACAAACACAAGAAAGATGCGCGACGCCGGATCATAAAGTTCGGCGAGTTCAGAGGCTGTGGCGACAGACCCATCAGCGACGTAAGGACCAATGATATACATATCTTTATGGATCATGTCGTCAGTAAGTTGAAGCTCTCAGAGTCTACAGCTAACCGCTACGGGGTCGCTGTGACCGCTGTGATGAACAACGCCTTGGACAACGGCAGTGTGAATCACAAGGTTTCCGTCGATCTTTACGAGGAGCAGCGTGGGAGACCGCGCTATTTCTCTGACGACGAGATCAAGAAGATCACGACGTTCCTGAGATACTCCCGAAACGCATGGATGGAACACATGTTTACCTTTGCGCTGCACACTGGCGCGAGGCTTGGCGAGATCATCAGAATTGGCGTTGACGCAGAGCTATATCACGACGACGACGGTGATCCCGTTCTGTGGCTCCCTGACAGCAAGAATGGTTGTGAGAGGTACTTCCACCTTACCCACGACGCAAAGGCCGCGTATGACTCTCTAAACGCGATTAACGAGGGTCTGAAGTCTGGGGGCAGTAGAAAGCGTCATTTCTTCTGCGACACAGAGTTTTACAGAACATGGAATCGTCTGCGCGAGAAGGTCGCACCTGACGATAAGCACTTTGTGTTCCATGTGACACGACACACAGCAGCGACGCATTTCGCAAACAGGCTAAATCTCAGTAGCTTAATAGTGTCGAAGCTCATGGGTCACAAGAGCATTAAGACAACGATGAAGTATGTGAAGTTGGAGACAGACACCGCAAAAGATGCAGCCGCGAAGATGCAGTCCCTTGCAGACGGTCGGAAGTCTGCTTAAGATTATAAAGTAACAGTAAATATTAAGTTAGGGTTATAACATAGTAGGACAGACCAAGACGAGGCTTGTGATGACAAAAGGAAATGCAACAGAAGGATTGAGCCGCAAAGAGCGTAATCTTCACTCTACGAGGGGCGACGATGACTGGCCTACCGCGCCACCACGCCACTACGATAAGTTCAAGACTACCTACTTCGCAAGAGCCGCGTCGGTTCCTAAATTATCTATTTCTTTTGGCTTCGGAGACCAGAGGCCAGACCCCCAACAAAACACTCCTAGTTAAAGCCACTTTGTCGCTGTTTTAGCGTCTGAAAGTGGTCGTTTTGTGCTGTTTTAAATTAGCAGCAATTACAATGACTTAAACTTGTGTCCACCCATAGCGAATAGCGGCGGCGGAAATCACAAGTAATGGGGAGTGTTATGAATCATTTTAAATCACCTGACAACACTATCATTGGTAGCAGTAATCCTTTCGATAAACTGTCACAGATCAAGTTCTCTTTGTCTCCTGAGCATCAGGTAGAGCTGAGACGCGAGGCTGACATGCGACGCCTTGGTCATGAGCGGTTCATGGAACGACTGAAAGACTCCAAGACCAGCAGCAACCAAAAGAACACACAGAATGTCATCAGTAATGAGCAAGTTGCTGTTGTCGATTATCTTGATGCAATCATTAAACAGCAAAACAATCCAGCAGGACGACAGTTCTCATGGCTCGACAAGGTTGAAGGCATCGACACACAGACTCTAGCTGTCCTTGCTTTGTCGATTATGTTCGATGCGGCTGGAGCTTCAGCTAAAAGAACTCCCACTATTACAAAACTTGGTCGAGCCGTAGAGATGGAACAGTGGGCTTTGTGGCTCAGAGATCAAGACAAGGAGGTCGAGCGACGGGTTCTTGCCAAGGTGATGAAAGACCACACCAGCTACAGGTATCGTCGAACAGCCATGAAGGCTATCGTCAACAAAGTGGCAACAGAGCGCGAGTGGGATATCCCTGAATCTTGGTCGGCTGGTAGTAGCGACGCTGAGTGTACTAAAGTTGGCAGCTTACTGTTCAACGCTGTTATGACTGCCACCACGCTGTTCGAGGTCTGGGAGGATGTCGAGCGCACGACGCATAGAGGCAAGCACAAGTACAAGACCATCCACAGGATTGGCTTGATGTCTGAGGCTGCTAACAAACTAGACGCCATGAACGAGGCAAGTTCTTGGATGGAGCCTATGTTTGGCCCAATGACCGTTCCTCCTGTCCCTTGGCAGACTTACAAAGACCTGACGAACTTAGACCCAGCGCGACGGACTGCTGGTGTGTATCTTGATGCTGCATTGGGTGGCTTGGTGCCTCTGGTGCGCGGAGCGAACCCTCAGCAGCAGGAGATGATATACAAAGGCATCAAAGACGGCTCAATGGACCCTATGATGAGGGCACTCAACGCCATTCAGGCCACGCCTTTTGCCATCAACACACCCATCCTCGAAGCAGTGGTCTGGTGTTGGGATAACAATCATGTCGCTGGTAAGTTTCCCCACTCCAAAGAGCTAAACGAGCTGCAATTCCCAGAGAACTACGACGAGTTACCAGAGAAGTCTAAGAAACGCTGGAGGTTGAAAGCACGACGGCGCAATAAGCGCAACAAAGCCATCAAGGGCGGCATTGCCCAGATGAACCAAGACTTGAGGGTGGCAAGTGAGCTTGTCGATACACCTTTCTACGTCGGGGCAAGCTGGGACTTTCGAGGTCGTGTGTACCCTGTCAGCACTTTCAACCACTGCCGCTCAGATCACATCAAACACATGATGGTCTTAGCCAACAAAGAGTTGGTTGGTGAGCAGGGTGCATTGTGGATTGCTCTGAAGGTCGCTGATCTTGGTGACTTCGGTAAGATCAGTAAGCAGTCGTTACAGGCGAGGCTTGAGTGGACTGAGGCAAACCTTGAAAAGATCGTCGAGGTTGCTAAGGACTTTAAGGTGTCCTTTGAGGGTACAGACGACACAAAGCTGTACTGGAGCGAGGCCGACAAGCCCTTTGGTTTTCTCGCTGCTTGCATTGAGTTGACCAACTACTTGGCTGACCCTCTCAACTACGAATCTGGGTTTCCTTGTGGGCTTGATGGTAGCAACAGTGGACTACAGCACTTCAGCGCATTGGCAACTAACGAGGTCGAGGGTTCATATGTCAATCTGGTGCCAAGCGAAAAGCCAGCTGATCTCTATGAGACCGTGGCGGCAGTGGTGCGCGAGGCTATCGACAACGACACGAACCACACTGTTCATGGGCGTGACTTGAAACCTGTGATCGAGGCTTGGCAGGAGTTCAGAGTTGGTCGCAAAACCTTAAAGCGCAATGTGATGACTAAAAACTACGGCTCAAACCTCTTTGGTTTCAAGCAGCAGATCATCGATGACTTCATGGAGCCAATCAACGATCTGATTGACGAGGGCAAAGAGTGGCAAGGACACACAGTCAATCCTTTTGAGGTTGAGGCTTTCGACAAGAAGACAGGAGAGAGCAGGGGGCCAGACGAGGGTAGATTGGCTGCTGACTACTTAGCGCGTAAAAGCTGGACAGCAGTAAACACAGTAGTTAAAGGTGCCAATGAAGGCATGGCTTTTATCCAAGCTCTTTGTGAGGCGTGTAGCAAAGAGGGCAAGCTGATGTCATGGGTTACGCCATTGGGGTTCCCTGTGGTCAACAGATACACCAAGCTCCTCAGCAAGCCAATTAAAGTATTCTTGTTTGACAGGGAGTTCGAGGCTCTCAAGAGAACACAGGTGACATTGAAGAACCCTGATGGGCGTACAGTGGACTCGAGGAAGGCCGGAGCAGCCTGTGCTGCTAATCACACGCACTCTTTGGACTCAAACCACTTACACGCGACGGTTCTCAAGTGCCTAGACAACTATGGCATTAAAGACTTCTTCTTGATTCATGACAGCTTTGCGACAACGCCAGCGAGGACAGGTGACTTGTACTACGCGATCCGCGAGGCTTTCATTGATCAATATGACAATGGTTGTCTTTACGAGAAACTAAAGCAGAGCGTGGTCGAACAGTTAGACAAGCCAGATGAGGCTGCTCTGCCAGACATACCACCCAAAGGTAATCTGGATCTAAAACAGATTAGGGACAGCGAATACTGTTTCCTTTGACGATCTTTAGTGTAGTTGCTGCATCAGCGACAGCTAGAGATCCAAAGACCAAGAGGCCATAGACCCTGCCTTAAACGGGGGCTTTGGTCTCTTGGCACTTCTAGCTCCCAATAAAAACAAAAAGAATAGGCAGGAGAAACACCATGCACCCTCGTGAGAGAGTGCTGGAACAGGCGAGGCTTTGCCAACTCAGAGGTCAGCCAGTTCCAGTAGACCTATTAGCCAAGGCCGATGCACTAGGCATCAGCATGGCGCACATGGGTCAACCTAAGCCAGTAGACACCAATGCAGACGATAAGGAGAAACCAAAATGGCTGCACCAAGACTAAACTACACAACCCCTCAAGGCATCGCCATCTATCCTTGGCTGAACAAGGCCGACACGAAGTTCCACGATGAGGGTGTATTCAAGACGAACCTTCTTGTGGACTCAGACAAAGCTCAGGATCTGATCGACAAGATCAATGAGTTTGCCCAAGAACACCTTGGGAAAAAGATGTCGAAGGCCCGTCTGCCATATGAGACTGACGAAGATACAGGCCAGATCATTTTCAAAACCAAAAGCCAGTATGCGCCTAAGTTCAAAGACAGTAGCGCACAAATGATGGTCGGTGAGATCCCACAAGTTTGGGGCGGCTCGACACTGCGTGTGGCTGGAACGATGACAGCCTATGACAAAGGAGCAAACTGCGGTGTGTCCCTTAATTTAGGTGCAGTCCAAATCATTAAGCTGTCGGAGGGCAATGGTAATGATGGTGACGACTTTGGGGCCGTTGAGGGTGGCTTCGTGGCACCGAAAGATACGAAACAAGAAACGGACGAGTTCGATTCCGACTTCTAGGAAACGAACACCGTTTCAACGAGGTTACAGGAGTGGCTTAGAGATCAAGATAGCAGAGCAGTTGAAGGCTGCTGGTCGTGATGTCCTCTATGAGCAAGAGAAGCTCAGTTATGAGTGGCCTCCGCGGTCATCTAAGTACACACCAGACTTCAAGATCATCACCGCCTCTGGGCGGTTTTTTTATGTCGAAAGCAAGGGGCGTTTCATCGCTGGTGACAGGCAGAAACACCTTTTGATCAAAGCACAATGTCCTGACATCGACATCAGGTTCGTATTCAGCAACCAAAACCAAAAGCTCTACAAAGGCTCTAAGACTTCTTATGCCGATTGGTGTGAGAAGCATGGTTTTAGGTACGCCAGTAAGACGATCCCTGATGCGTGGTTGCAGGAGTAATTCACGCAAGGGAGCAATCGTATGGACAACCAATTACAGAAGAATGAGAGCGAGTTCGTTAGGCACTTACCGTGCGAAGAGTGCGGCAGTTCCGATGCAAACTCTCTGTATGACGATGGGCACACGCATTGTTTCTCTTGCGGGACTACCGTGCAAGCTAGTGGGGAGACCACAGAAAAGGCAATTACTGCTCCCTCCACTTTGCCTAGTGGTCTCCTTACTGGTCGCTTTACAGCCCTTCACAGCCGCAAGCTGAGTGAGGATCTGTGTAGGCGTTTTGATTACTTCGTTGCAAAGAAGAGCGGTGAGCCTGTCCAAGTTGCAAACTACCGTGACAAGAACGGTTTGGTAGTTGCACAGAAGGTTAGGACTAAAGGCAAAGACTTTTCAGTTTTAGGTAACTCCAAGCAAGCAACATTGTTTGGTAGTCACTTATGGGCCAAGGGTAAGCTACTTGTCATCTGTGAGGGTGAGATTGATACGCTCTCAGCAGCAGCTTGCCTTGGCAAATACCACGCTGGCACAGTTGGTCTCCCTAACGGCTGTCAAAGCGCGGTTCGTGCCATCAAAGACAACTATGACTTCGTGTCTGGTTGGGACAAGGTGGTACTTTGCTTTGACCAAGACGACGCAGGAAAGAAGGCTAGTCTCGAAGCTGCACAAATCCTTCCTGTGGGCAAAGCATTTATAGCCACCCTTCCGATGAAGGATATCAATGAGTGCCTAGTGGCTGGCAAAACAGCAGCCGTGGTGAGTGCTATCTTCGAGGCGAAAGAATATCGCCCTGATAGCATAGTCGCCGCTGCCGATCTCAGAACAGTGATAGGTCAGGATGATGCTGCTTCGTCCATTAAGTACCCTTACGACCAGCTTAACGCCATAACTGGCGGTTTGCGGCGCGGGGAACTTGTGACCATCACAGCGGGTTCTGGGATGGGTAAAACTACTCTGGTTAGAGAGATTGCCTACAGTCTACATCAAGACGGTCAAAAGCTGGGCCTTTTGTGTTTGGAGGAGACCAACAAACGCACACTGCAAGGGCTAGTAGGCATCCACCTCAACAAGAACATTACGGTCAACAAAGACCAAGCGTCGAGGGAAGAGATCGAAGAAGCCTTTGATGCGTTGTTCCCAGAGGATCGACAGGTGTACCTCTACGATCACTTTGGTAGCTGCAACATCGACACGATCATTCAGCGCATTACATTCATGGTCAAAGCTCTTGGCGTCGAGTGGGTGGTCCTCGATCACATAAGTATTCTAGTTAGCGGTCTAGCAACTAACGATGAACGTAAGCTCATTGACATAGCCATGACACGGCTGCGGTCTGAGGTCGTCCAAGAGCTAAACATTGGCTTGATCATTGTAAGCCATCTGAGGCGACCATCAGGCGACAAGGGGTTCGAGCAGGGTGAAAAGCCCACGCTCCAGAGCCTTCGAGGGTCAGCCTCAATCGCCCAGCTATCCGATATGTGCCTGTCTATGGCCGTCGATAAAGACGATCCAGACAGCGACACCCGCATCCTGTCAGTCCTCAAGAACCGCTGGAGCGGTGAAACAGGCTGGGCAGGGAACATTCAATACAACAGAGACACGGGACGATTGGTCCCAGAAGGGAGTGAGTTCTAATGACGATGGTTGAAATACGGGGGAACAGTACCTGTGATTCGTGGTTTGCCAAAAGCGGCGTTTTGAGGACAAAGCGAACAAGATCCAAAAGAAGGCGGTTAGCAGCTTTGGAACGCAAAGCAAAACGATCTCTCAGAAAACAAGGAGCAACCAATGACAAACCCACTGACACTTGATGAGTACCAGCGGCAAGCTGAAACAACCTTTATCGTGGAAGAGAACAAGATTGAGTATGTTGCCTTGGGCCTGTCATCTGAGGTCGGCGAAATCTGTGACAAGCTCAAGAAACACCTACGCGACCAAGGTGAGCCACTGGCTGACATGGACTATGACAAACGCCTCGAAGTCATGAAAGAGGCTGGTGATGTCCTGTGGTATCTCGCTGTCCTTGCAGCACAGTTCCAGTTCGACCTTTCTTCTGTGGCTGAGATGAACCTCCGTAAGTTGGATCGTAGGATGCAGCTAGACCTAATTAAAGGGTCAGGAGACAACCGATGAGGCGGCTGTTCTTTGACCTAGAGACTGACGGGCTGGACCCTGATGTTATCCATTGCATTGCTGTCGGCGAAGAAGGCCAGCCTGTGTGGAGCTATGGCCCCGATGAGATCAAAGAAGGTCTGGAAATGCTTTGCAAGGCTGATGAGCTAGTTGCTCACAATGGTCTTGGCTACGACTTCAAGGTTATTGAGAAGCTATATCCATCGTGGCCCTTCAAAGGTAAGCGCACGGACACATTGGTTTTGTCTCGCTTAATCAGAGCAGATCTGAAGAACGAGGACTTTGAGTACAACTGGGCTAACGATGTCATGCCCAAGAAGTTCTATGGCTCCCACGGCCTCAAAGCGTGGGGCATGAGACTCCAAAACCGTTTAAATGGTGATTTCCTAAAAGGTGATTATGACGGCGGTTGGGAACACTGGTCACAGGCTATGCAAGATTACTGTGAACAGGATGTACGAGTGACGATGGCACTCTACAACTTCTTAAAACCGGAGAAGCAGACTACCGAAGCTGTCGATCTAGCCCATGAGATATCAGCTATTGCTGATGACATTGGCAATGCTGGGTGGACCTTTGATGAGGCAAAGGCTGGCAAGCTGTATGCAGAGCTTTGTGTCAGGCGAGAAGAATTAGACCATGAGCTACAGGACTTGTTCGAGCCGTGGGAGGTCTCTGAGACATTCATACCCAAGCGCAATAACAAGACCCTTGGCTATGTCGAGGGTGTGCCGTTCATCAAGACAAAGACAGTCGAGTTCAACCACAACTCAAGGCGTCATATCGAGTTCTGTCTGACCAAGAAGTATGGGTGGAAACCCGTTAAAACTACACCACAGGGTCATGCGATTATCGATGATGTCGTTCTTGGTTCTCTTGACTACCCAGAAGCCAAGAAGCTGTCTGAATTGTTCTTAATACAGAAACGCATTGGTCAACTCGCAGAGGGTCCACAGGCATGGATGAAGAAGGTCGATAGTGACGGCAAGCTCCGGCACAGGATCATCTCACCGTCAACTAGGACACTACGCTGTACACACATACAGCCGAATCTGTCTCAGGTGCCAGCCGTGCGGCTACCTTATGGCAAGCAGTGTCGTGAGTTGTTCACTGTGCCGTCAGGATACTCCTTAGTTGGTAGTGATCTGTCAGGAATAGAGATCAGGCTCTTTGCCCATTTCCTCGCACTCTACGATGAAGGTGAATATGCGAAAGTCATCCTCGAATCCGATATCCATAGCTACAACCAGAAGGCAACGGGACTTGCTACACGGGACCAAGCAAAAACATGGCTCTACGCTACACTCTACGGAGCGGGAGATGCCAAAGTCGGTTCCATCGTTGGCAAAGGAGCCAAAGAAGGAAAAAGACTAAAGGATAACTTCATTGAAGCCGTCCCTGCCTATGGTCTCTTAAAGACCAATGTGGAGAAAGCAGCATCAAAGGGCTTCATTAAGACCCTTGGTAGTAACCGCATTAAGGTCAACTCCAGCCATACGAGCTTGAACAGTCTCTTGCAATCAGCAGGAGCAGTCATTTGCTCGAAGTGGGTCTCCCTTATCTCCAAAGCAATCAAAGAAAAGAAACTGGACTGCACGATTGTCGGGTGGATTCACGACGAGGTGCAGATCGCAGTCAGGAAAGGACAGGAAGAATATGTCGGTGATCTCGCTCGAAGATGCGCGAAAGAAGCTGGAGAAGCGTACAGCCTCAGAATCCCAATCGACGCAGAGTATGCAGTCGGAAGAAGCTGGGCTGACACCCACTGACATCGACCAAAGAACAGACGAAGCCTTACTGGCTATGTTTGTTGTTCTGAAGAAAGCCCAGCTTGGCGGGTTCACCACAAAGTCCAAGTTCGCACGGGACGCTGCAACCATGATCGCTGTAGCAGCCACAGAAAACCTAATCACAACTAAGCTATCCGAAGAAGAGTGGGGCAACATCTGGCACCTCTCAGACTTTGGTGGCGAATACTTGAGGGAGCTAGAGAATGTTATTGATTGACGCCGATCTGTATCTGTATCGGGCCACGGCTGCGACAGAACAGGAAATCTGCTGGGATGAAGATGAGGGAGCTAATCTGTGGAGCTTAGACACTGATCTAAAGCTGGCTAAGGAGTTGTTCTTCGATCAAGTAGATACGTTCAGAGAAACTCTCCACAGTGACAAGGTGCTTCTATGTTTGTCGTCTACATCTAACTTCCGCAAACAAGTCAGCAGCACATACAAAGGTAACAGGAAAAAGACCCGAAAGCCTCTTGGCTATATCGCCATGCTTGATTGGGCAAAGCACCACTTTGACACAATTACAATGCCTAGCCTCGAAGCTGATGATGTCATGGGCATCTTAGCCACTAAGCCTGAGAACAAGGGCAAAGCCATCATCGTGTCTGACGACAAGGACATGAAGAGCATCCCAGCAAAGCTCTACAGGCCAATGTCTCAAGAGCGGTTTCATACATCGCTTGAAGAAGCTGACAAGCACTTCTTGATGCAGTGCCTCACAGGGGATCTCACTGACGGCTATTCCGGCCTCAAAGGGTACGGGCCGAAGACTGCTGAGAAGCTGCTAGGACAGAGACCCGCATGGTCCCTTGTCGAAAAGGCTTATTTAGATGCGGGTCTTACTGAGGAAGATGCACTGACCCAAGCCCGTCTTGCTCGAATACTGAGGTGGGAAGATTGGGACGCTAAGAAGAAGAAACCAATACTCTATACGGGAGCCAGCCATGCGGCATGAAGAGTTTATGAAGAATAAAGCGGGAGAACGACACTACGAGAAACCCCCGCCACCTGATACAATAAAACAACCAGAGCATTACGCTCAACACAGGCTCCAGCCCGTAGACTTCATCATGTCTAACGGGCTTTCTTTTTGGGTGGGTAACGTCATCAAGTATGTGTCCAGAGCAGGGACCAAGCTCTACCCAAACCAAGACTCTGTTCAATCAGAGATCAACGATATCAGAAAAGCCATCCGCTACTGCGAAATGCGTATCAACCAGCTTGAAGGGAGGAACCCAAGCCATGAGTAACCTATTGCCTACAGACTACCAGACCTTTATTGCTACAAGCAGATACGCTAGATGGCTTGAAGATGAAAACAGGCGCGAAACATGGTCTGAGACAGTCCAGCGTTACATAGATTACCTCGCAGAGAGTGACAATGTAGTCCTCTCAGCCTCTGATCTTGAGGAGCTTGAGGATGCAATACTTGGCTTAGAGGTCATGCCATCTATGAGAGCCTTGATGACCGCTGGTGTTGCTGCTGATCGTGATAACACTTGTATATATAATTGTTCTTATTTGCCTGTAGATCACCCAAGAGCCTTTGATGAGGCAATGTTCATCCTCTTATGTGGCACAGGTGTTGGGTTCTCAGTCGAAAGGCAGTCTATTAACTGCTTACCAGATATCTGTGGGTCCATCGAAGACGGCGAAGATGTCATCGTGGTTAAGGACTCTAAGGAGGGGTGGGCTACTGCACTGCGTAAGCTCATCAGTCTTCTCTATGTTGGCGACATACCACGCTGGGATCTAAGCAAAGTACGTCCTGCTGGTAGCCGCCTCAAGACGTTTGGGGGCCGCGCCAGTGGTCCTGAGCCTCTTGATGATCTGTTTAAGTTTGTTGTCGCCAAGTTTAAGGGTGCTGCTGGACGCAAGCTCAATAGCATCGAAGTCCATGACATCATGTGTAAGATCGGTGAGGTCGTCGTTGTGGGTGGTGTACGCAGATCAGCAATGATCAGCCTCAGCAACCTAAGTGACCAGAGAATGTCCCATGCAAAGTCTGGCCAGTGGTGGGAGACTGAGCCGCAACGAGCTTTGGCTAATAACTCAGCTTGCTATACAGAGAAGCCTGACATGGAGACATTCATGCGGGAATGGCTTGCTCTGGTTGAGTCTAAGTCTGGTGAGCGTGGTATCTTCAGCCGTGTAGCAGCAGAAGCTCATGTGGCTAAGAACGGTAGACGAGACACAGGCTATGCTTGGGGCACAAACCCATGTAGCGAGATCATCCTAAGAGGACCAAAGATAGACAGCAACGGTAACTACCTAGCTGGTACTGGTGGTCAGTTCTGCAATCTGACTGAGGTTGTCGTGCGGGAGCATGATGATCTGGAGAGCCTTAAGCGTAAGGTCAGACTTGCCACGATCCTTGGTACAGCACAGGCTACGTTTACTCACATGCCTTACCTTCGCAAAGTGTGGACTAAGAACACTGCTGAGGAGCGGCTGCTGGGCGTGTCTCTGACAGGAATCATGGATCATCCTGTGTTGTCTAAGAACGTCGATAGCCCACGCTGGTTGGCTGAGATGAAGCAGACTGCCATTGATACTAACAAAGAGTATGCAGACAAGATGGGAATAGAGGTCTCTGCCGCTATTACTTGTGTCAAACCTTCCGGCACAGTCAGTCAATTAGTTGACAGTGCTAGTGGCATCCACGCACGACATTCTGACTATTACATCCGCACAGTGCGGGGCGATAACAAAGACCCGCTGACACAATTCCTGAAGGATGCGGGGATACCAGCGGAGCCTGATGTCATGAAGCCCGACAGCACTACTGTTTTTAGCTTTCCAACTAAGTCACCAAAAGGTGCAGTCACAAGAAACAAGATGACAGCCGTGGAACAGCTAGAGCTTTGGAAGACCTATGCTGAGGAGTGGTGTGAGCATAAACCATCTGTGACCATCACAGTTCGTGATCCTGAGTGGCTTGCAGTGGGCGCATGGGTCTATGAGAACTTCGATCTGTGCAGTGGTATCAGCTTTCTACCACACTCCGACCACACATACGCTCAAGCTCCTTACCAAGAATGTACTGAGGAGGAGTATGATGAGATGAAAGCTAAGATGCCTGTAAAGCTGGTGTGGGATGATCTTAGGTTCTATGAGCTTGAAGACAGCACCTCTGGATCACAGACCTTGGCGTGTACTTCTGGAGCATGTGAGATCGTGGATATCGCGTCATGACAAGAGAGCGACCCAAGTGCGACAAGTGTAGAAAGAACTATGCTTTCTATGATCGCAGTGGTTGGTACATCTGTGCTGATTGTGCAATCAAGGAACTACCACCACAGGAAGAGCGCAAACCACGCATCTATGATCCTAAAAGGTAATGGCGATTCCGCGAGGACTCGAACCCCGAACCTACTGCTTAGAAGGCAGTTGCTCTATCCAGTTGAGCTACGGAACCGCTGCACAGGTTCTTAACTGATCATCCGATCTAACGCAAAACTAAAAAACACCGATAGCCTCATTGGGCCTCGTATCGGTGTTTTTTGCTTTTTACGATTATAGACTTTCTTGCTCCTGATCACTTTAGGTTTGTATCTGGCCTCCCTCAGTGTCTTAGCAACATGGTTCCTTAGCCGCATGATCTTATGTTGTCAGCGACAGTTTGTGCCCTCTGACCCACCTGTCTTGCGTACCTCGAATCCAATATCTGGTCGGCAGCAGTACCCCATTGCTGGGCTTTTAAGGCCCGTACAGCGGCTTTAAACTTTAGTAAGGTCGGAGTACCCATGTTGAAGGCAAGATCGACCAGTGATTCTTGGACGATCTCTGGCATATCTGTGAAGTCCTCGAAGACCTTTTGTAGCTCCTCGTAGACGATATCGATGTCCTCATCGAGCATCTGCATTGCAGTTACCTCTGAGATACCTCGGTCATCTAGGTTGCGGCCCACTCCAATCGTGAGCTTGTCGGACGTACATCGATAAGGCTCCAGCCTGAGCCCCTCATGTAATATAAGCTGCTCTCTGATACGCTCTCTGTTCATTTGTTTTTCCTTATATCCAAAGCCCATCTAATGACGTTGACTAAAGTGTTGGTTGTGATCATGGCAACTAGCCACATTTCCCACCATTCCATTACTTTTCATGTCCTAACCAGACAGCAAAAGCTCCTCCTAGAACACCAGTAACCACACTAACTAGGGCCGCCTGTTGGCTTGTTGGCTCCTCTAAAGTCATAAACCACTCCACTACCCGCCAGCTTGATAGCGACATCCCAAGCATCATCAGCCTCGGCAGGAGCTTCCAAGCTAACACTCTTTCCATAGTTACTTCTGGCATGGTTTATCCTCGCTTGTTCTTCTGTGGTCCTCTCATGTAGCCCCCATTTAGCCATTACTTGCCTACCCCTTTGACACGCTCAAAGGATCTCATGCCACCTAAGCCCAACATTCCCATAAGCACAGGGAGCATAGTGCTTGTGTCAGCCTGTGGAATATCGATGCCAAAGCCAGCAGCTAAGGGTGATATAAGGAAGTTCACTGCAAATCCAGACACACAAACATAGCCAGTCAAAGGTCTCCAGCTTGACTGGAACCAGTTGCCTTTGGCTTCGGCCTTGTTGACTTCGATCTGAGCAAGCGCAAGTTCCTGAGCGTGTTTCTCAGACATGGTTGCGATGTCATGGGCAATCTTAGCTTTCTCATCTGCGTCGGGTATAAACTTGTCAAGTAGCCCACTGACAGCGGGGATCAGCGCGGCAATCATGTTTGTTCCTTCGGTATTTCAAACTGAAAGAGAATACATTGAGCGTCCCACTGCTTAATGTCTCCTGACTCAACTAGGCTTTCGTAGCCTTCGTGGACAAGTCGAATGTTAGGGCAAGCGTCTACTGGCGAGGAGCGAACACTGGTTTCTCCGCTTGGCAGGATGACGATTACTAAGAAAACATATTTTAGTATCATTGTTGGCTCTCCTTGATGGCTTTCAATGTATCTCTGAGGTTGGGTGGGGGTGGTGCGTCGGGATCGTATTTGCACATAAACTCGCGGGGGAACCACTCAGACAACTCCAGCATTATGCTGGCTTGTGTGTTCCCTGCGCCTCTGTAGACGCACCAGCGCATCCCATCGATCTTCTCACAACCGACCAATCGACATACGACATGCTCAGGTGTGGTGGCTGCTTTGGCTGCATGGCCTTTAAGGAACATTACGAAACCGTAGAGGAGACCAGCAGCGACACAGCCCATGACGATCCAACCAACTATCTCGACAAACTTCCTTCGTTTCTCACGTTGCTTGTAGAGTGTGTCTCTTCGGGTCTTTCTTATGGTGGCTTCTTCCTCCAAAAGATCCTGCCAAGCCTTGCGACCCAGCGTCATTTCGATCCAAGTCTTTAAGTCTGCTCGTTGCTGTTCCATGCGCTTCTTTAAGGCGAAGCTGTTGATTGCTTCTTCCTCGACGCTGGTGCTGGAGAACATCTTTTTGAAAAGGGGGGGATTTGCTGCTTCACGGGCCTGTTGATCGGCATCACTTGCACAAGTCATCCATTTGCCGATTTCGGCACTTAGCGATAGAGCGTCCTTGCCTAACGATAGGCCCCTTTTAATTGCCTCAAAGCTGGCTGTAGCTGACGCAATCGTAATGGGGTCCATATGTGCCTCTATCGGTTATAGATTGTTACATCGTCTGGATTGACTCGCGTAGGGATGCACTGAGCAAACACATGCTTGTCAGCTAGATCGTGTGAGAAGTGGTGGGTGTGGTGATGTTGTTTGTTTAGGCGGCTGCTGTACCACAAGCAGACATCGATGCTCTCGAAGTATTCTGTCGAGATCGTCTGTTGCCCCATCATCGTGACGAGAGCAAAGACGAATTGTGTCATGTCGTTAGTATTCCTACCGCTGCTGCCAGTATAGATAAAGTAGAGGCCATCAACAGAGCCTCAAGCCTCCACATACGCTTGTCGAGGCTTTCAAGTTTGCCATGCACCATCTCATAACGGATGGCACATTCTTTTTCATGAGCATCCAGTTCCATCTGGACTTTGAGTTCTGGTTCCATAACTTGCTGTAGCTTCAACTTTAAGCAGCCCAGCCAGCCGGAACAGCTTGACGCATTGGAGGATTAGCAAGCGCAGTCATCTGGTCATCAAGCATTGTCTGCATTTCAGCCTCAGTCTTTTCCAAAGCCTCAAGCGTCTTTGTCTTACACCAGTCTTTTGTAATGTCATCGAAAGCAACATAGTCACTGTCACCCTCGTCTGGTGTTTCGACAGCAGCGGTGCCGTAGGCTGTGACATTTAGTGCTTCACCTTCAGCATTAGTCTCGCTGTCAGATACAGCAGTCAAACGCCAATGAATTGTATTGATGCAATCAGAGTGTCCGTTCTGGGCCTCGTTGCAAACATCAAGTGCTGGGAAGTCCCAAGTGTATGAATTAGCCATAATTTACTCCTCGTATGGGCTTGTGCCGCAGCATGAAGGCCAAGCTGCTTTGAGTTCAGTGATTGTGGTTGCCCCGTTGCCAGCAGTCGGGGCATCACGCAGGGCTTGCTTGTCAGCCACGGTTGCGGCTGTGTCTGCGCTAGACTCAAGAGCCTTCATGTAGTCAGCGTCTAGTGCCTCTAGCAGCGGCTTACGGGCTTCTCTAATCTTGTCGGCAAAGATTGCTTTGGCTGTTACCAAATCCTCTGTGATGACCGTGCCGTCCAAAGCCCAAGCATTACGGAAGTGCCTGTCGCTTGGTACTGTGGCTGATGCGGCAGCAATCTCGTTGCCGTCCTTGTCTGATATAATTGTTGTCATGCCGCTATTCTCCAAGCGTTTCGGAACTCTCTGTCTGGCTGTTGTTCACGCCTAATGATTTTCATCTTTACGCTGTTGCTGGTTTCGTAGTTTCTCCAGATATGTTGTGGCACATCCTTCATAATGAGATACAACAGGGCTTCTTCTTCTGTTTTCGGACCTTCTCTTGGTGTGTCGTGCATCAAGTAGCCTCTAGTGTGACGTTTAAAGTCAGGCTGTGCCTCGTCCTTTGCCAGTTCCCAATAGACCCATACTGGTGGGAACACACCGCCAGCCATCAATGCAGCCATCGCATTAGGGTCTGGGTGCATGACAGCACAGTGGTCCATATCCATATCTTCGTAGACAACAGCGTAGTCTGTCCGATGCGGCTCAAGCCTCTGCTTTGCCTCTGTCAATGAGTCAATTAGGTGCATCAAGTATCACCCGCACAAACAATCATAACAAACGTACTATCTGTCATTGCACCGCCGCTTTCATTCATTTCGAAGCGGACGTTGGTTGTTGAAATAGAGTATAATCTAGTTTCTGCTGATATCACGCTTCTAACCCCACCGTTACATTGAGCCATATAGTTTGCGTTGCTCATTGAAGTGCTAAAATCAGTGGTATAATCACCAGCCCCATTGTCGGTTACCCCTGAAACATTGAAACTGTCTCTTATGCTGACAGTTCCTGAGCCATTAAGATTTAGCCGACAAGTAATGCCTTCATGCTCTGGTGAAAAAGCAGTCATCAGTTAGCCTCCATATCAGCTAGTCGCTGTTCTAGTTGTTCGATTTTCTTGTGCGCATCCTGCAACGCTGACACCAGTATTGGTGTGATGCGTCCGTAGTCCATACTCATCATCGCATCATCGTCATCGCCAGTGCTTACAGCTTCTGGCATGACTTCCTGCATCTCTTGGGCGATGAAGCCCATACTGCGTGGGCCGTCAGGGTTAGACTTCCAAGCGTATGACACAGGGTTCATCTGCATCAGCTTGTCGGTTGCGACTAGAGGTTCGATGTCTTGCTTTAGTCTTATGTCAGAGGTGGTGTTGTAGGTTGTGCCACTAGTTGTGACTGAAATGACTCCAACCTGACTGTTGCTTCGGCGAATGGAAATCATACCACCGTCATTATTACGGTTAAGGTAAAGAGCCTCTCCATTAGAACGGCTAAAGAAACCGTCACCAAGCCCACGCAGTGAAGTTCCTGTTGTCGTGTTTCCTGTTCCTGGGGTGTCAGTTGAGGATTGGCCTAAAAGCAAGTTTCCTGCCGAATTAAACCGCCCACGCTCACTGCCGCCAGTGATGAATTGCATTATGTTATTGTTAGCAAAGTTGATGTAAGTATCGTTGTCAGTAATTCCAGCAACAGATGCTGTGTAGACAGTGTTGGCAAAATAACCGTGTTTGAAACGATAAGTGGGGTAGCCCAAATCAATAGCATTATCTAGTTGAGAATTAGTGCTGGGATTGTGTGGCAAAATACCGTTCACAGTCGGATTAAATGTTACCCCAGTGTCTCCAGACCCGATGTATATGTTTGCGCCGCTATCAAAACTACCAATTGAACCAGCCACTATGCTGTCTTTACGAAACTCTACAATGCCACCATCGGTCGTTTTTCTAGCAAGCAACAGCGCCTTTTTACCGTCAGCGGTCATCGCATTGGCTTGAAATGAACTTGATGGTGTCGCTTCAAATCCGACAGTTGTGTAGTCAACACTCGTCTTACCCACCAGCAGATTCCCGCTGCTGTCAATGGTCTGGCGTAAACCGCCGCCAGTCAGAAACTCCATAGCATTTGAACTATTTGCCCTGATAGCTAGGCTTTCTGCGCCGCCAGTATCCTGCATCGCAAAATAAGCTGCATTTGGCAAAACCAACTTATTCGTCATGCTGGATACGCCAATGCCCACGTTGCCGCTGCTGTCGATGCGCATACGTTCTGAACCGTTGTTTGCAAACTGAAGTTCATCTCCCGAAAGATTTATGTAGTTTGTTGTATCGTGAAAGTATATTGTTCCCGCGCTTGAACCATTATCAATTAACAATGAGCCGCCGTAAATATGAGCCTTTTGGCTAGGCGTTGTAGTTCCCAGCCCTAGCGAACCCGCACTTGTCAGGCGCATACGTTCATTGCCAGCATTGGTGTAGAAGTTCATAAATGAACCAGAGCCGCCAGATGAAAACTGCAAGGCATCACTGGTGGTTGTTTTTATTGCCTCAAACGCTGTTGAAGAACTGTCTGTCATTGTGATGCCAGCATTGTTGACATCAACAGTCAGCCCATCAGCCGTCACAGTACCAGTGACATCCACGCCTGTGCTGGTGGTGGCGAGTTTCTTGCTGTTGTTATAATACAAGTCAACCCTGTCGTCTGCCACCGCGACAATCATGTTTTCGCCAGTGTATTTCTGCACCTGAAATTGACTGCTGCGAGTGAAGAGTTTACCAGTTCCCGCATCGTCAATGTAGCTGTTGCTGCCATCGTGATAAATCTGCAAGTCAGACCCAGCACCAAAGATGGCCTTGTCGTTGTCGGCAAAGACAATATCGTTTCCGTTGCTTTGTAAATCACCGCCGAGCTGGGGAGTGGTGTCATCCACCAAGTCTGATGATGCTGTTGAGGCAATCGTTCCGTTCCCAGCGATTGTAATCCCTGTTCCAGCGGTCAAGGCTGCGACTACGTTTGTGGTGTCTGTGACATCTGCTGATGCTTCGATGCCATCCAGCTTTGTTCCGTCTGCTGCTACATCACGACCATCAATCAGACCAGTCGTTGTAAGGTTGCCTGTAAGCTGCCCGCCAGTCAAAGCAAGGAATCCAGACCCAGCAGTAACTCCCTGTTCCCATGCCGAACCCGTGTAGACTTTAAGTACCCCAGCCGACTGGTTGTAGAATAAGTCACCGACATCAAGGTTCGATGTCGGGTCGCTGGAGCCTGTGCTGTAGACAGCGTTGAAGCTACTAAGGCTACTGGCTGCGTTTGAGGCAGAGGTGGATGCCTCTGATGCCTTTGTAGTCGCAGTTGCAGCGGATGCGGCGGAAGATGATGCCGAAGAGGCCGCAGCTGTGCGGTCTGAAGCCGTAGATGCAGCGTCAGCGTTTGTGGAGACAACGTCTGCCGCCGTTGCAGATTGGCTTGACGCCGCTGCGTTCTGACTCGTAAGTGCCGCTGCCGCTGAAGTTGCCGCTGCGTTTTGACTGGCTAACGATGCAGCTGCTGAAGTCGAACTTTCGGATGCCTTTGTGGTCGATGTGGCAGCTGATGTTGAAGCAGAAGATGCGCTAGACGCCGCTGCTGTTCGGTCTGAAGCAGTGGATGCTGCGTCAGCGTTAGTCGAAACGACATCCGCATTAGTTGAGACAACATCCGCTGCTGAACTTGTTGCGCTGGATGCCGCTGCGTTCTGACTTACTAATGCGGCTGCGGCTGATGTTGCCGCTGCGTTCTGGCTTACTTGGGCTGCATCTCTCGCAGCTTCAGATGCAGTCTTGGCTGTCTCACTGGCTGTTTGAGCAGTCTGTGAGGCGTCACGGGCAGCTTCGGATGCAGCCTGTGCAGTTTGTGCGTCTGTTTCTGAAGACGCCGCTGCTGCGGCTGATGCGGCGGCTGCGTCCACGGAGCCTTGAATTGTGTTCTCTACAGTTGAGCTTGTGCCACTATTGTTAAAGAAGCCTGATTTACTCATAAACCCCCTCCTGATATCTGTATGCTGGAAGGATTGCTTGTGTCCCGCCTTGCAACTCTTGATCGTTTGCTTGTTCTTGGATCTCAGCCATAAACTGATTGAACTTCTGCTCGAACAGTTCTGTTCTTGTGTCTAGGTAATAATCGGCGGCATAGGTTAATGCGCCGTAGATGATGAGATCAGGAGCTACTTTGGCTAGTATGTTCTCGTCACTATCGGCTGACATCGCGTCAAACTCACCGTAGTAATAAAGAACCAAGTTACCATCTGTAGGTTCTGGGTATAAAAACAGCTTCTCCTGCTGTCTTGCAAAGAACATTGGAACACCCGCATAAGTGCTACCACTAAGCTCTCTGAACCGCCGCATCGACACACGCTCAAGTTCGTTGGTCGTATGGTAGAGACTTACGATCTCTAGGAAGTCGGTTGGTAAAGTTAGTGATGCAGTCCTGCTAGTAATAGTGTAGGTCTGCAACTTCTCATTAGCTGGAACACGAAGCTGTCTTTGGATACGGGCGATACCTTGGTCGATAAACCGTGTTGTTAGGGTTGCGGTGAGGTCTGACCTGTTGAGGAGGTCAGCGAAATGACTTTTGATATCGCCGTAGTTCATTGACTAAGCCCCTGTCTTTTTCTTTTTCGCTGTCTTTGCTGCCTTGCGAAAGTTAGCAGCCGTGGGCGCACCTTTGGTTCCAACCCGCCGCATCTTCTCACCCGAACCAGCCGCGATCCGTTTCTTCTTCGCGTGGATGTTGGCATATAAGCCTCGTCTAGCCATGATCAGTAGCCCCTTCTGGTTGGTTTCTTATGCTTGCCAAGGCACTTTCCTGCCTTCCTACATTTCATTTTGTGAGGGCATGTTTTGCACGGTGTCATGCTTTGCTCCTTTTGCTTTTGTTGCCGACGCATTTCCACTTCTTGCGTGAAAGCCTCAGCGGTGAGTTAGGGTCTTTGGCTGCTTTTGGGTGTTTCTTCATTTGTCCGTTGGAACGGGTGCAATAGTTGTCACCAGCATTGGTTCCGGCTTTGACTTTGTAGCCTTTTGCACCGTATCTGACGGTCTTGTTGCCAACTTTCTTGCTAAACTTCTTTGGACCTGAATAACCCATCAAACACTCTTTTCTGTTGCCATGAATCCATCTAGGTTTTCAGCCTTCAGCTTCTTCACGATCTCTTTTAAGGGAATAGAGCCGTCCATGATGTCGAAGCCTTCCTTCTTCCATTTCTCGACAAAGATTACTGGTATGCTTGCTACATGCTGAAACTCACCTTCCACTTGGTTGGTGCTTTCGTTCCGTTTATCTTTGAGATCATCTAGGAAGGATTGGCTGATGTGCTGGCTGTCCGTTCTAACGAGACTGTCAGCCTCTTCGCTGAAGTCATTGTTGACTCCAACTAGGTCTATTTTCTTATTCACTTGTATCTCCTTGAGGAAGTGGGTGAGGGGCGGGGGTAAGGAGAGCAAAAGCCCCCGTTATCCCCTCACGCCAACTCAGTCCGACTTAGCTAAGGCCAGTGATCTGACCTGAGCCTTTCGGGTTCTTGTGCATCAGGCCCATTTCACCAACAACCATGTGGGTGTCGGAGTCGCCTGTTTTAGCAAGGAGTGTCCGTGCGAAAGGACGCAAGACGGCGGTACGCCACATTGATGGGTCCAAAAGGAACGCATGTGTGGACATCTGGTGGCGGTTAAGGACCACCTTGTACTCACCAAAAGGTGACACATACAGATTGACCACGTTAGTCAGCGTGGTAGTACCATCGTTGAAGTCACGGGTACGTCCAGAAGCACCAGTAAACCCTGCAATGATCAGGGAGTCTGCTGGCTTTACCATGAGAATTGATGGCTCACCGCCAGCTTCATAGACAGCTTGCATGTTTACAAGCAGCTTTGCTTCTGTAAGTGCGTCTGTTGAGTTCGATCCTGCATCTGTTGAAACTGATGAATCGATCAGTTGATCAGCAGAAGCCATCTCACGGGCTGTGGTTGCGTTACCAGCTACTGTTGCATTTGAAGCACCAACAAAGGCGTGTTCTACGTCTTTTTTGATTTCTTTCAATGCCTTAGACAGTTGATACGCAGTCTCCTTAGCCCTCCCGTAAGCCTTTACAGCATCAGCTGTGGCTGAAACCTGAAATGTCTTCTGGAGGATCTGTGTGTTCCCGTTGATCATTACCGTTGGGATAGCTGTGCCTGCTGATGCAGTGAAGCCCTCAAGCTGTGCGTTTGAGGCTGCGGCTGCAAGCGTATCAGTCATGTATTGATACTGACGAGCATGGACCTTTTCGGTCTTGATCATGCTGTACATGGGGGTATCAGTGGGCGTTATGTCACTGATAATGTTTGAAACATCTTCGGCAAGGCCGATCTGTTCATAGGTCTTATAGATTGCCATCTTTGGGGTTTTCCCTTCTTTTTAGCAATGTGTTTTGGATTATGTCTCCCAGTTACCAAGAATAGCGGCAGCAATATCATCCAAGTCTCTTCCACCATTAGCGACCATCTTCTGCCTTGCTCTTTCTGCATTAGCTTTAGCTGATGACTTCTGGTCTGGAGATTTCTTGGATCTAAGAACCTTATTCTTTGTTGCAGTCTTTTTCTTAACTAGAGCTACCTTCTTACCCTCGTCATACAGTCTGGCCTTATTGATCAACACGATCACGTTGGGGTCCACATACTGATCAACTTGGTCTTTAGGTAATCCTTGTTGCACTGCATAAGCCCGAATATCGTCATAGAGCTTGTTGCTCCAATCAGGTAATTCTGTTTGAAGAACCTTTACGCACTCTTTTGCAGCGTCCTGCTGTGCGCGATCTGTGTTCTCTTTGACTTCCTTGTAAAAGGCATCTGCTTCTTCGTTGAGGAACTTCAAGTCATTGTAGGCGTCTTGAGCTTCTTTCCTTAGTTGGGCAAAGTCCTCTGTTTCCATAGTTTTGCTGGCAACGAGCATGTCCACTTCGCTATATGGCTTAAAGCGTTCTTGCGCTTTCTCCAGCATCTTTTGGAATACAAGGTGGTTCTTTTCGATAGCTGCCTCAGCTTCTTTTCGCTGGGAAGCGACAAGCTGAGACTTCTGTGTGAGACTAGCTTCTTGACCA